CGAGTATCATCATAGCTTAACATAGTGCTTATTGTGCTAATTTGCCGTGAAAGACTTGCCGATGTACTCAACAAAGCATTATTAATCGATGTACTAAATAAATTCAGTTGATTTGCAGACACTTGGGAACTTGATATTGTAGAGAGTTGTTGCTGCGTCCATACGACTGTTGATGTAAGTCCATAATTAATAAGACCGATTAATAATGTCGATGTAGTAGCATCCTGAATACCCATACCGGTGCTCATTGTAGAAAGCCATAATTGTGTAGATAAGTAGAGTTGATTCACGGCACTATTATAAGATGATACATTTGATAATGTATTTACAGTACTGAGACATACATTAAGAGTGCTTTGATAATACGAATTGAGCTGAATTTGAAATGAATTTGCGGTTGATAAAAATGCGTAATTTAAATTTGTTGATTGAATACTTGATAAATAGTTAAAAACCGAACTAAACGACGAATATGTATAATATTCAAGGGTACTTAGTTCACCTGATAATCCAGTACCGTATGTAGTATCAATAAGTGTACTTAATGTAACGTATTGATTTACAAGTGCAATTCCAATACTAGTACTAAAGGATGAAAGGGCAGTAGGACTTATAGTATTACTCCAATAGGTCTGACCTTGACCATTCGCATACAGTGTATAGAGTGAGGAAATAGGATAATTTCCGCCTGTACGAAAGTTTAATTGCTGAAGCAATAAACTGTTTAAATTCGCTCCCGTAGGATACGCCATTCTAACGTTGTAGGGCATTTTTGCCAGCTCTCTGAATACGCAGGAACCCCATCATCTAAAAACAACTTATAGACGTAGAGTAAGAGTATCATGTCCAATTCAGGAGGACTTCTCCAGTTGGTTGCTACCGGACGGCAAGACATATATCTTTCCGGTAATCCACAGACGACTTTTTTTAAACAAGTCTATCGGCGCTATACAAATTTCAGTATAGAGACCCAGCGCATCCCGTTTGATTCTGCCGTTGACTTTGGAAAACTTATTACAGTTACAGTGCCGCGACAGGGTGATCTATTATCACAGGTCTATCTACAAATAAATCTGCCGCAGATTACACCGGCAGGACCGGTACCGCAGCCACCAGGTATTGTAACTGAACAGCCGACCAATTATTCACAGATTACTAACTCTGTCAGCTGGGTCAATGGTGTCGGTTACGCAATGATTGATTATATTAGTATTTGGATTGGTCAACAGGAGGTTGACCGCCATTATGGCGAATGGATGTATCTTTGGACGCAGCTCAGTACACCGGGGTCAAAGAAAGATGGTATTTACTATATGACAGGAACCCAAGAGGTCTTTAACGACCAGTCGCAATCAGGTCCTCTTAATCTCTTGGTTCCGCTTGATTTCTGGTTTTGTAAGAATCCAGGTCTTGCCTTACCGCTTATTGCGCTACAGGCAACACCGGTGCGCTTCTATATTCGACTCAAGAATGGTAATGATATGGTATTTAGCAATAGCTTAGAGAACGCAATTCTGAATAACAGTCCTAATTGTCCAACTGCGCTTACCGCCACACCGGTTACAATCACTGATATGGTGATGTGGGGTGATTATATCTATTTGGATACAGAGGAGCGCCGCCGCTTTGTAAGCTCACGCCACGAATATCTCATCGAGCAGGTACAGCAGCAGAAGCGTTACAGTATTCCATTAAACACAACGCGTATTTCGGTACCGTTAGTCTTCAACAATCCGATTAAGGAAATGGTGTGGGTAGTAAATGAGGATCGTATGCAACAGGCGCACGAATGGTTTAATTACGGTAGCCGTATGTTGAATGAGACCGGTATTCCTAACTTAGATATTATTGCTTCGGCGCTTCTACAATTCGACGGTTATGATCGCTTTGAGGAGCAGGCGGCACAGTATTTCCGTTTAATGCAACCATGGCAACGTCATACGGCAGTTCCTAATGATTTTATCTATGTATATTCCTTCAGTTTAGCCCCGGAGGCAGAGCAGCCTATGGGAACGTGTAACGGCAGTCGCCTGGATTCTATTGTATTACAGTTGACAATGAATCCACAGGTAAAATCATATCCTGCAGGTGTTACAACATATGCTACAAACTATAATGTGCTACGTATTGTTGCCGGTCTAGGTGGCGTTCTATTCACTGTATAAATTAAGATAAAAACCATTAGAGATGTCGTCCGATGGTGAGGAACAAATGGCAAACCAGACGGAGGTACCACCCCCGCCGTTTCCACCGGCACCGCCGTTTCCACCGGCTCCACGGATGCCACCGGACCCATCCTTTAGCGGCGGCATTGGCGCAGATGGTTCCAATGGTGGCAATGATGCCGATGGAGATGCAGGAGGAAAAGGGAAGGGTCATCACCATATTTCTGATATAGATACGTGGAAACATCCCGATAGAAACTATTATGTGTTAGTTGTACTTTCTATCTTGTTAGGATTGCTAGGAATGGACCATTTCTACTTACGTAGTTTCCATACAGGTATGATGAAAATAATTTTGAATGTATTATCTCTTGGAATGTGGTATTTATGGGACGTTATACAAGTTGTCTATGATGGCAAAAAGGTAAGAAAGGAGGGACTCGCTTCGCCCTTTGATTGGATATGTGGCATTGGTAGAGGTGTATTTACCTCTGAAAAGACCGATGCGGATCCGAAAAAATATATCGCCGAGAAATCGTATCTTCTTTACGCAGTTTTAGCTATATTCTTGGGCTTTTTGGGAGCAGATAAGTTCTATATGGGTGAGACGTGGCAGGGATTAGCGAAACTCTTGAGCGTATTTAATATTTTCCTTTTCTTGTTTGGAATCTTATGGGTGCTGTGGGATGCGACACATGCGCTCTTTATGACAAAGGATGTATTGAATAATGGTATTTGGGCACCGATGCCGTACAGTTTCTTTTTCAAGGAGCCGATTGACGGTAAGCAGTTCTTAGTGAACCATTTGGTTGTGCCGCACAAGGATGATGGAAAGCAGGGTGGAATGGGCGGATTCGGTTTCAATCCGATGGCAATATTTAATGCTCTGAATCCGATAACACTTGCAAATCAGGCAAAGGAGTCGATTGAGAAGGTTTTACCAGCAGTGCCTATACCAAGCATCTCATACAAGGGATTGTATAGCGATTTGGTGGTACCGTTTATGACACCAACGGTTATAGCAGCGATTAATGCATCTAAGTCAACGGATCCTATTATAAAGATGCCTGAACTACCGGATGCGCCGACGATGCCTGGATTAGCGAAGTTTGGTTTACCTACATCGCTTCCTACATCTCTCCCAGCACTACCAGGTGTACCGGCACTACCAGGTCTACCAGCGCTACCCGCACCCGCTCTTACAGCTTCCGCGGCACCAGTAGCACCGGCACCAGTAGCCCCAGCACCAGTAGCCCCAGCATCACAAGCCGGCGGCGGTCGTCGCGAATTGAGTGGCGGTTCCTTTGGAACCCATGGGGGACCAGGACCCGTTATTGCCGGTGTCCTTACTGCGGTCGTCCTTGCGGGAGGTCTAAAAGGATTTTATGACGTTATTAGTAAACAATACGGATGAAGATGCTAGATACCTTAAACGATTTTGAAACAATGTGGCTGGCGGATCCCAAAGGCGCAGCACTTGATGGTATGCGAAAGTCCGATAAGACCTTTCTCATATATTTTACCGCTACTTGGTGCGGCTACTGCCGTAATATTGATCTTTCAAAGGTAGACACCGCTGCTAACGCCAAGGGACTCACACTCTGGAAATGCGAGCATACTATCAATAAAACCACTGCCGGTTATTGTGGTGTCACCGGATTTCCTACCTTTATGGCATTCCGCCCGAAGAAGGTGGTCGACCAATTTCAGGGTAGCAATACTGAGGAAATCTGTAAATGGATTGAATCTCTTTAATAAGTAAGTAAATGAATGTGGAGCGGACTATCATCATTGGGGGTGGTCTGGCTGGTCTATCTATTGCCGAATTTCTTGCCAAGAAATCCGGTAATAACGGCGTGCTCGTGTTGGAGCAATATAAGGCTTGGGGCGGGCGTGTCGTCACTTATCGCGATAAAGAAAGCGGACTTCAATACGAAATTGGAGCCGGTCGTATCTTTCACACACATAAGCACATCGGCGCTCTGGTCAAACGTTTCGGACTTCACACCTATCCAATTTCTACCGATAGCACAACACCCGACGGACATCCAAATCCCTTCCTACAGCTATTTGAGCCGCTAAGACACATTTTAGAAACTCTGCCTAACGAAGAGTTAGCGAAATATACTGTGGCAGAACTTGTCCCCCAAGAGCTTGCTCAAGTACTCAAATACTACCCCTACTGGTCAGAATTCAACATTTTACGCGCCGATCTTGCACTTCCGCTCTTTGCGGCAACCCGTGAAATGGGAACTACTAAATCCGCCGACTATTACGGTGTTGTAGAAGGACTCGACGCAATTACAACACACCTTGCCGACGCCGCCATAGATGCCGGCGCCACCCTAAAAAATCGCCATACAGTGACAAACATCAAACGACTTGCCCCCAATTTGTTCGAAATCACAGGACTCCGTGGCAAGAAGGCAAACCAACGACCGTTCAAATATCAAGCAAACAGAGTGATTATTGCGACATGCCGCTGCGGATATAGTGATTTTAGTATTCTTAAGGATATGCCATTGATGAAACAGTTGGCAACAGGTGCACTTACTCGTATTTACGCAGTCTATCAACCACCACTCGATATTACAGAAAAGGTTGTGACCGATGGTCCGCTACGTTATATTATTCCTATTAATCCAAAAACGGGTTTGATTATGATTTCGTATACAGATGGAGACGATACGCATTACTGGAATAAGTTAGACGGTGATGCGTTGGAAATGGCTATTCATAAGGAATTTACAAAACTCTTTCCCGATAAAACAATCACAAAACCGACATATTTGAAGAAGCATGAGTGGCCAAATGGATGTACCTATTGGCTTCCAGGCATTTATGATCCTAAAGAGGCATCAAAGATTGCGCATAATCCTGAGCCAAATCTATATCTGACAGGTGAGTCGGTAAGTCTAACGCAGACATGGATGGAGGGTGCTTTGGAATCGGCAGAGTATCTCAAGACTCTTTTAGAATAAAAATCCCCTTCATGCATAGGAATGGCAAAATTTAAGGCTATTAAAGGTGTAGGTCTTTTTATAATTGCGCTTGTGGCAACACTCGCAATTATAGCATTCTATACATATTTACCAGTGTTGTCTGCACCTATAATCCAGGATATTTGGGTGATTAACCTTGATAAGGATGCCGAGCGGTGGAATAATATTCAAACAAAGACACAACATATCAGTAATATAGTTCATCGATGGTCCGCAACGCATGGCAAGGATTTAACAAGGGATCAGGCACAAAAATACGGCGCAGGATATGTGGTAACGTTGTCGCGCGATTTTGAGAAAGACGGTAAAACGGACCGAATTACATCGGCAAATATAGGCGCAGTTGGCTGTTGGATTTCGCATAAGCGGCTTCTAACATATCTTTCTGAACAACCCGCAAACGACTATGCAGGACATCTTATATGCGAGGACGACGCCGAATTTCCTACCGATTTTTTGACGGGTAATGATGCGTGGTCAACCGTATCGAAAAATATTCCTACCGATTGGGATATGGTCTTTTTAGGTATTAAGAAGCCGATTATAGGCAAGACTGTTGCGCCAGGTATTAAGAAGATGACAGCTTCGTATAATAAGGGTAACTGGGGAGCCCACGCTTATCTTGTGCGTCACGGCGCGCTCAAGACGAAGATTTTACCGAGCATCAAACACATGACAAATGAGGTTGATGTTCACTATGATATGATGGCAGACCATTGGAATATTTACATATGCGATCCACCAACAGTACGTTATAATGACGAACTTGCAGCGAAGTCAAATATTAACAATCTTAATTTATAGCTAATATAGTCGATTTTGCGCTTACTTCTTCATCAGGTACAATAATATTTGGATAAATACAGTATACATTTAGATCATTAAATAGCGAATTATACTGATTATCAATCGCATCGGTCATAAATCGTAAAGCAGGTAGAAGCTTGGTTTTTATAGAACCGTGCTTCACTAAATATGCGTGAGTGCCGTACTGATTCTTACCAGGTACCAGTTTGACAATCTTATCGGCAATCGGGATATATTCTATCTCACCACCCATTCCTAAATAGACCATATCCCAATCAGTAGGAATATGTTTAGAAATAGTTGACCAGGTATCCTTGCCAGATAAGAAGTCTTTAGGAACGTGCGCATCGTCTTCTAAGATAAGATGACCGTAACTGTTTGTTCTATCCATATTTGCTAAATGCTGTAGGAGACGTTTATGCGATAGCCAGCATCCGACAACCCCCTTATTGACAAGTTCCTTATCTTTGCCGGCTACGCGGGTAAAATATAGACCAACACCTTCATCGCGGAGTTGTTCACGGTCGGTAATCGTTTTTCCATCCATTGCAGAAAAACGGTGAACCATATCTCCAAACTGTGCGGTACTTTTGCGCATATGTTCCCATCGATCGGGCGCACGATCTAGATTAATTACCCAAATATCATCAATGCGCGCAGAACTATTCAGGCTAAACATTCGGTAAAAAACATACCCTATAAAGGCGAGAATAACAACAAATAATATAAAATTATACAGCTTCTGGGTTTCGCTCTTCATCCTATTTTATACAAGTAATTATTCTGTAGTCGCTGTGGCAAGTCGGTCCGCTTCGGCATTTCCACGCGACGCAAAGTCAACCATGCTAGTATGAGCCGGTACATGGATAATTGATGTGACTACACGAATACTTTTCCATAAAATCCACATCGGCTGAATAATATCTTGGTGTAGAACTGGCTTCCCGTCCGCCTTTCGCCACCCACGCCTTTCCCACCCTTCGCACCACTTCACAAGGACATCAATGCTATATTTTGAGTCAGTGTAAATGGTCGCCCCAGAAATCCGTCCATCCGCAATGTACTTGATAACATAGTCCAGAGCTCTAAGTTCGGCACGCTGATTCGTTTGTGGTTCATGTCCCGGAAGCGCAGCCGAGTATTGATGAACCGTTGTAGTTCCATTACAAATATGAACGCCGAAACCCGCCTTTGCACCCGCACGTCCGTTATTTCGCGCCGATCCATCGCAGAATAACGCAAGCCCTGATGGACCGACTGAGTTCATTTATCATCCAAACAGAAAAATAAAAATACCTATCATTTTTTAGAGGGATGTCACTAACATCAGATTTATCGAAAAATTTTTTTCATCTTCTTGCTGTGGGACCCCTTTTTATGTATGTAGGACTACAGCGTGAAAACACTCCAGAGCACGTGTTTACCGCTATTGGTATCTTAGGTCTGGTTGTCCTTTTCTACCATTCATATAAAGCCTATCTCAAACTCAAAGATGGTAAAAGTGCTTGGGTTAACTGGATTCATATCCTACTTGTAGCCCCGCTTCTACTCATTTTAGCATATCTAAAAAAGGACGCAAACCGACGATATTTTGAGATGCTGCTATTACTAGGATTTGCTGCAATTGGCTACCACGGTCTCTACCTGATGCGCGAGATGATGTTTAACTGATCATTAGACGCCAGTGCCTTATAACATGTAATACTATGATATAGATATGCGGAGGAGGAAGAATATGCGTGATGACAACGTCCACACTGTGCTCCGCGAACATATGGCGGAATCCATTCGTGTGCGTGAGTTCTAGCATAATGAATCAACATATTCGACTTTGTATGCGTTGTCTGTGTACAGCCCGCTGCGGGGCACTTAAAGGAAATAGCTACCGCAGGATTTTCTGTAACACCTCCAAGAGCTTCTTTCTCTTTATCGGTTAGCTTAGGAGTATCTGCGTGTTTCGTTGCAAGATGATTCATATATCCTGAACGTTGTAAGAACTGTGGATTATTTACACATCGATTACATTCAAAAGGCAGCTTTAGACTATGATTTTTCATAATATGATAATGCATAGTATTTTGCTTTTGTGTAATTTTTCCACAATTCGTGTGCGGACAAACATAGTCACCATCAGCATTTTTTACATACTTTGTAGGAATGGGGGTAGTAATAGATGGGATACGTTCCATAGAATTATTTAAGGAAGCAACGTGTGAATAATATAATACCCCGCAAAGGCTTCAATTTTTTGCGAAGAATGACTCAGCAACAGCCACGCATTGCAATTTTAACAATGGTAATCGGTGCCGATTATACAAAGGCAGTCGAACATGGTCTCGCAACAAAACGTGCTTACGCCCAAAAACACGGTTACGATTTTATCTGCGGCGGCAAGGAAGTATGGGATCGTACTCGTCCTATTCCCTGGTCAAAACTCCGTTATATCCTCAAATACCTTGATGACTACGATTATATATTTTGGTCCGATGCCGATGTGATTATTATGAATCAGGAGTTTTCAATCCGTGAAAAGATCCTTCCTCTTTTGCCAGCCAACAAAGACTTGTTATGGACGAAAGACGTTGTAGGCAATCTCAATTCAGGCAATATGCTCCTGCGCGGCAAGTCCGCCTGGCTCAAGAGTTTCATCGAACGCACGTATCAACAAACCCAGTTTATTCATCATATTTGGTGGGAAAACAAAGCAATGATAGACGTAGCTGAGAAAAACCCCCAAGATGCCGCTATGATTATGACAATTACAGACCACAGCCTTTTCAACGCATACTTATTTGGTCCGCAAAATCTTGCCACCGATCCTACTGCAAGGCTGTTCCAGTATGGCGATTTTCTGGTACACTTTGCCGGTGTCGCCGATCAATGGAATATCTATCGAATGATGATCTATATGCATAATTGTTTGAAAACAGGCACGCCCTTTAATACTAAACTTCTTGATATCTGGTACTCAACTCCGCTAAAAACTCAAAAAGAAGCTGACGCAAGTCTCGAAAATATCCCTTACCAAGGTAAGGGATGATAAAACATAGCGGGAGTATATGGTTTTATGTTCTCGCATTAGTGATCATACTTCTTCTGTTTGGCGATGCCCGTTCGAAACATATGTTGACCATTTCTCCCGAAAAGGCGGCGTCGATTGAATACGAAAACTGGCCGTCGTGGGATACTATAGATCCGCCTGGCACTCGCATTCGTGTTCTTTGGATTCTACACGATTATGTACCGTTTGTAAATGCCGGTTCAGAGATTTGTGCGCATACAATGAATAAGCATCTTCTTAAGAAACCGTATTTATATGATATTTGGGTCGGCACGCCTGGTTATCCAAATAAGACCTACGAAGGCGTCCGCTGTTTCGATTTGTATAATACAAACACCCTTTTTGAACTTCTCAAAGATACACACGTTTTGATGAGCCATTCTTATTACTATCGTAAACAGTCAATATGGATTGCTCATAAGTTTGGTATACCGTTTCTAGAATGGGTCCACACTGATAACTATGTTCGTGCTATAGGTCCAAATTGGTTTGATGAGCGACTCAAAGGACGGCAGTGGGCGATTTTCAATTCGCATAGTTTACAATCTTCCCGAAAGGATTTGCCTAGTGATTTTTTACGTATTGTACGACCGCCTGTAGACTATCGTAAGTATGGTATATATCACTCGCACCTTGATGAACCGAAAAAGACAGCAAAGTATGTTACATTGAGTAATGTAAACGAAAATAAGGGCGGCGAGCTTCTTATACAGTTAGCAAAAGCGATGCCTGAGCAGGATTTTTTAGGTATTCTTGGTGGCTACCGTAAGCAAATCACTGATAAAACGCTCCCGAATCTTAAGTATATTGAGCATACAACGCAGATTAAGGATGTGTATGAGCAAACGTGGGTAATGATTATGCCGTCCAAAGAGGAGACATGGGGGCGCACAGCAGTGGAAGCAATGTCTTCCGGTATCCCCGTAGTCGTTTCACCTACACCTGGACTGATGGAATGCTGTGGCGATGCCGCATTGTATTGTGACCGCGATGACCTTGCCGAATGGGTTAAGACACTCCGCAAGCTCAAGAAGGATCGCGAGTTCTATAATCAGCGATCCTCAATTTCGCTCCAGCACGCGCGTTCGTTAGATCCGACAGATGAGCTTGCAGACTTGGAAACGTGGATTGAGAAGACGGTGTTGAAAGCCAATACGCATAAAGACAAAACGTGTTCACCACTCGAGAAAAATCTTCTATTTAGATAGAAACCAGAATGGCAAACCGCACGCGTAAGAATAAGCGCACCAACGGTAACGGACAGGTAGCGGGCGGCAAGGTTGCACGCGTCGGCACCCGTGCGCAGGTCTGGCATGGCACGGCGCACCACACGTCCGGCGGCTTAACCCGCAACCACCTCAAGCAGAACAAGCACGGACGCATTGTAAGCCGCAAGGCGTCGGCGGCGGGCAAGAAAGCGCTCAAGCACCTTGTCAAGGCGGGCTTCAAGGCGAAGAAGGGCACGTTCAAGCTGTTCCACTGAATCACTTAACCGCTTAACCACTAGACCGTTAAACTACAGCGTTCCATAGTATGCGTTCCTAGCCGCAGAAGACGCAGACCTTTACGAAAACGGATACTATCTGTTTCGGTATCGGAATCGGCAATTTTATGCCAAAACAACGACCACCGTGTTTCTCCAATATCACTGACCACCAACCCCAGACCCTGTTCACCGGTTGCTTTCACAATAAGCGACCAGTCCCCTGTCATCATAAATCCTTCGTGACCGCCCCGTGCCGGCAACCGATGGATCATATCGTACATTGTATGCGCCGGCACGCCCACCGGAAAGAAGATGGCGTCCGGAATAGCAGGAATTTCAATATGCTCACCGAGCCACACGCGCGTCAGCAAAATCCTCCCCTCGCCAAGCACTCCATCCATAAATGTTAGAAATCCAGGCGGTGCTTTGGGTGCACCAACACCGAATACTATCAAGGCGGAGCCGGTAACACCGAGACCCTGACTCATACCTTTAATAATGGTCGCCAGGCACGACCATTCTTTGCCCGCCGCAGTTGGACGAACTACAAACGTCCAGTCGTGTTCAAGCTCCAATGTATCAACACCGGTGCCGCAGACAAGAATACGGCAGGCGTAGGGTGAGCCGGATATGAACTCCCAAGGAATCCAACTATTCTGTTCATTACAAAAGCAATAGAGCGCACGTCCAACAAGTGAGCAACCGAGTCCTTCAAGCTCCATACAACGTCCTATAAAAACAATGCCTCTTTATAAGAAGCAATGAACGCAGTGGAAGCAATTGTAGGATCTGCTATTACAGTAGGAGTTTTAGATGCGGGCTGGCTTACCTTACGTAATAACTACCATAACGACTTGTTTTATAAGATTCAGAAATCGGACCTTAATCCGCGATTCATTCCCGCCGCACTTATATACCTTCTTATCCCTGTAGCAGTGTTCTTATACGCTATTAAGGATGCCCAAAACACAAAGGATGCCGCACTTAAGGGCGCCCTTATTGGCTTCATTTTATACGCATTTTATGACTTGACAAATTTTGCCACACTCACAAATTATAATTTAGAAATGACGCTGACGGATATTACATGGGGCACATTTGTGTGTACCGTGGGCGCTGCCGTGGGTTACCGCTTTTACATTCGTTAATAGAATTCAAAAAAAAAGTTTAGCATATATCTTAATACCTTCGGCAAATGTAATTTTAGGTTC